AGAAGCGTGGAACTCGAGGGTCATATGCCTGATAGGTAACCTTATGCGGGACCTTCAGATGTTTAGCGAGATTGACGTTGGATCCACAGCCGTAATCAAGCAGGTGGGTGACTTCCATTCGCTTGATGATGTCCGAGACTAGCGGCGCGTACTGAATGGATGTTGTTCCGTAAACTCCCGACTCGTGTAAGCGTTCCTGCTCTTTCGCGTAGTCCGAGGAGATTAACGAGGCTTGAGGCTGCGCGTTCAATTTCTTCGCTCCAGGAGCCATGTTTTTGCTGTCTGATAATCGTCATCGAGCGATACCAGGGAATGGAATCGCCCGAGAGGCCATAGCGCCATGTCGTCGCGGTAGGCAGTAATACGAAGACGGGTTTACCCAACGCTCCGGCGGTATGACCCACAGCGGTCTGAATACACACCACCGCATCCAGTGAGGCCACCAGAGCGGCGGTGTCATCGTAATCGTCTGTGAGCGTCGCCCAGGGATACTGGGCTAGATCAATATGCGGATGCTCTTCCCGGAAGGTGGCGATTTCCTGCTTAGCATCCTTGTACTGTAAAGAGACGAAGTGAGCGTCGAGCTCGAAGACGGGCATCAGGTCACGTAACGCGATTCGTCGGTTACGGCTGTTGTTATGCGGTACGCCACCGGTCCACGCGACACCGATACACGGCTTTTTCTTCTCAGCGAAGAGCGCTTTCCACTGCTTAACGCGCTCAGGACACGGCACAAGATACGGTGTACCGGGAAATGACTCGTCTGTAGTGCGGAAGTATTCGCCGATCTGACCGAGCGGTAGACTTGCGTCAATCTGACGGTCTTCCTTAGCCCACTTCTCTTCCCGAACACGAGTACCGTATATCTTCGCTTGTGGGAAGGAGCGTCGGAATAGCCCTTCTAGTCTCCCATCGCAATCCACGATGAGCTTGCGACAGATCGCCGCGGCATCGGGGATCATGGACGCGAAGCTGATCTCATCGCCTAAGCCTTGGTCAGCGTACAGCACGACCGACTTACCCGGTGAGCCATCCCACTCGGGTTCGTCCTTATAGACCACCCTCTTCCGCCAAGTACAGCCGATGGTGCCGTGATAGCCCTTCCAGCCGCTCCAATCCTTTACCGCTAGCTGACAGAAGCCTAGATTCGTGAGCGCGCTCTTGTTGGTCGGATCGACGCTTAGGATCTTGTTGACGTAGTGCCGCGCCTGATCGAACTTGCCATTATCGATGTAGAGGGCAGACAGATTGATCCAGATCGCGGTTTTATCGGCCTGTGCCTGTGCAAATCTGAGTCCCTGCTTATAGTGTCGTTCTGCCTCATCGACTAGTCCCATACGAGCCGCGACGTGACCGAATACGGTCCACCCAGCGGCGCTATCTGGCTTTACCTGTGTCGCGCAACGCGCCAGGTGATAGGACTGCGCGTAAGCCTCTAGATTGCGCAGGATCGTAGATCCGATAACCAGTGCGCGTATATCCAGCGGATTATCGATCAGTAGCTTACCGATGATCTTCCAGGCCGGCTCGTGCTTGCCACGCTCGGTTAGCTCGGCGGCGAGCTGGTAGATCTCATCCAAACGAGATGACCTTTCCCGCGCGACCACCATCGTTACCGGTCGTGCATTTCAAATGTGGATAGTGGCTATTGATCTCAGCCAGCATACGCGCGTGATGCTCGGGATTACCGACGTGAATGCCTTTCTGGCGCATCTGTAATTCCACAATTGGCGGGATCTTGGCGTAGAGCCACCAGCCTTTTTTGATGTCCTCGCGGTTTACTCCGGCTTCGTTCGCAACGGCTTTGGTGAAATCCAGTACGGGCTCGACGTCCGCCGTGCGAATGATGGTGTATTCCTGATCGTTCTCGTTCCACTTGAAGTCGGAACGGATACCGCTTATCGGGTCTATTTCGAAGAAATTAGACATCAGTCCCTCAAGATGTGGGGCGGTTTGCAGTCCCGCCCCAATCGGTTAGGTGAGTGCAACAACCTTAGACGACGCCTGCTGGTTACGGCAGACGAGCGTGGTCTCAGTGATGATCTGATACTTCGTACCGTCACCAGTCCGTGCCAGTTCCCGCGCCAGTGGGCGCCGCAGGAAAGCGATTGCCCAGTAGTTCGGGTCCAGACACAGAATGACCGACGTGCGCATGTAGCGATGCAGGACCACCGTATGGCGGCCGTAATCGCTTACGTACACGTTTGCCGCTCCGATGATGGGGGACTGCGTAGCCGCATCTACGTTCACGTATCGAGTTGCAATCGAGGTGAAGCTATCGATATTGGTCTTGTTGTTGGCTGTCGCGAGAATCACGCTCGGGTTACCACCATTCGACCACGCACCCTGGAGCGCGAGGTTCAAGTTAGTGATAGTCAGAGCAGCCGTGGTCGTGCCGTCCGTAGGGGCTGTCGCACCCGGTACACCGGAAGTCACCGGGACCGTCGTGCAGGTATCCGCAGTGCTCGTGGAGCGAACCGCGGTGGAAGCCGTCACCGTGGTATTTACCGCGGCGTTATTTAGATAGCCGGAGATCCACATCTCCATGCTAGCCATGGAACGACCCGTGGTCGCGCCGCCTGCGGTCGAGGGCTGGTTGCGCGTAATGGTGTATTCCATGTCGCGCTTCAGCTCACGCATCTTCACCATCGCGCCGCGAGCGACTTCTGATCCGCGACCGGCTTTCTTTACCGCCTCTAACGTGTCGGAGACGAGGAACGTCTTCGACATGATCTGGAGGTAGTTACCGAAACGCGCCGGAGGAGTCAGTGACGTGAAGGACGCATCGTCACCTTCAACCGCGATATTCGAGCTTGCCGAAGCAAGCTGCTGCGCGAGCCATTCGTGAGTGGTTGCGGTGGCATCGACCTTATCAAGGTTCGATACCGCCCAGGTGTCCTCTGGGAACAAGTCCCAGATAACGTCCTCGAGATCCTCACGGATACCACCTCCACTGGAGACGCCATAGGTGAGGGATGAATTAGTAAGAACAGTCATTGCGTGTGACCTTTTGAGAAGATTCCAACCAGGCGGTCCTCGATCACTCGAGCTTTGGCGCCGGAATCATTGCCGGCGGCTTTCATCGCCTTGTTGAAATTGAGTTTATTTGCGGTCGCGGCTGGCATGCGCTCGCCCGCGGCACCGGGTTTCAACACCCGATCGGCTCGTTGGGCGGCTTGCTGTGCCTTGCCGGTCCCGGCCTTGACCTTGTCGAACTGCATGGCCTTGTAGACGATCTTGTAGGACCGCGGGTCAAGGAGGACGTTGTCGAGCTCGGGGTCGGTGAGACCTTCAGTCTTTGCGTATTCACGCATAGCCTTTTCGGTTTCCTCACTGAATCCCTGAATCGATTTGGACGCCAACTCTCGCGATTTCCCTCTCAATTCGGTCAGTTTGGCCTGAACTTCTGTGTTGAACTTCGATCGCTTATCGGTAATGGAGTTTTGTAGCTCCTGCCGACGTTCCTTGATCTGGTCCAACTCCATGCGCTGTCGCATGAGGGCCGCAGTATCCATCTGCGACCAATCGAGCTTCTTGACCTGATCCAGATAAGCGTCGATGACGCTGATTTCCTGTTGTTCAGGTCGGATCGATTCGGTGAAACTGGCTTCCATCTGGCGCGTCTGCACGGTATCGCGCAGTTGATCCAACGCACGGCGTTGGTCGGCCAGATCCTGGGTCTTTTTCGTATAGTCCTCATTACGCATCACGGCTTCTTTCAAGCCCTTGGGCACTTTGAGGGTCTGGCCTTCCCATTCGAGATCGGCGAAGGCGTCATCGGCCTGTTGGGTCGTCTCAGCGGTACCCTCGTCGAGGGCTTCCGCTTCTTCTGCCTGTGACGGTAGGCCTAGACGGGAGAGGATCTTGTCTTCGACCGACTGCTCGGGGGCTTGGTCGGTCGTTTCAGCTTCAAGACTCATCGGAACAGGCCTCGCAATGGGTTGGCTTTACGTTTTTCGACTTCCTGGAGACGGAATTGCTCCAGCTTGCCGGTGTTAATCGCGACTTCGAGATGCTGGCGTACTGAGCGCAGGAGCTTGAGACACTTACGCGCGTCTTCTGCCTGCTCGACCGCTGCGACCGGGGCGTTTTCAATGACTGTGATCAACCGCTGACGTACGGTCTCGAACGCCTCATCGAATAGCGGGGATTCGAGGATCGCTTTCGCCTTGTTAGCGCGCTCAATAGCGTTCACGGTCCCGGCGCCTTCGGTTCAGGCTGCGGTACGCCCACCGCTCCATTGCCCATCGGTAGGAGCGCCTGTAGAGCGTCATGCGCGCCTTTTACAGCGGCTCCCACGGAAGTGGATGCGTTGGGATGTCCCGGCGTGAGTTTCGCCTCTAGAGCCGTCTGAATCGCGGCGTGCGAGGCTTTGACCGTCTCCATTACGCGCTCGTGACCTTTCTGTACGGCGCTATGCACGATCTCAAGTCCCGCATGGGCATTGATCGCTGCCAATTCTACATCAGCCTTCCGCTGGCTCTCTGTCTCACGCTGGATAAGCTCGGCCGCTTTGATCTTCTCTTGGCTCGCTGCTTCGATCTGCGCCTTAACGATCCCTTCAGGCGGCGGCGGCGGCGGTTTCGGCGGCATCTTGATCGGGTCAGTCCAGAAGCGCTCGGGGCTCGTGAAGTCGATCGCCTTTGTGAGCTCCATTAACGTGGCGTAGTAGTTCTCTGGCGTTACGACCGGTAGTCCCAACTGGAACGCCTCAACCTGCTTAGCGAGGACTGCCATGAGCCGGCCGATCTGCGCATCCTTATTACCAGCTGCGAAGGCCACCGCGATTTTAAAGCTCGTGCGCTTCTTCCAAGAACCGGGATCGACCTCGACCCAGTTACCGGCGATCTGCATCATCTCGCGCTTGTGCCCCATCTTGAGCACTTGCTCATGGATGATAGAGAACAAGTCCTCGATCGCAAACGCAAGAATGCGAGCGATCTGTACGACGCGCTCGGCGGCCATGCTCGAGAGCTGGTTTACCGTGCCAGGCTGAATGTTATTGAGCTGCGCCGAGTCCACACCTGCAAAACCGTTATTCACACCCGTGCGGTTCTGTGCGACCTGCGACATATAGTCGAGGCCCTCGACCGCTTGAGGGAATACAAATGGTGTTGACTCGTAGCGGATCTGGTTGATATCGGTCGCGCGGATCACCCCACCAGGTCTACTAATGAGCGCATCGTCGATATTGACGGACTGCTCGTTTAGCACCTTCTGCGGGTTGTTCGATAGGTAGAGGTTATCGAGGCCCTGACGCAGAATCGCGGTCTTGATCCGTTGGATGTCCGAAACCATGTCCGCCACCGCAATACCCAAGTGGCGGTGCGGTAGCGGACATGCGACCCCCGAGGCGACCGGAATACGGCTGACTTCTTCTTGGTAGAGGATCCTGCGACCTACCCGCAGGATTTGCAGCAGTTCCGCCACACCATCGCCGTCGTAGTCCACCCGGATCCAAATCATCCGCGCCTTGACTCGGCGCATGGAAGGGTCGGATGGCTTATAGCGCTCTAACCGTCGTTCTCCGTACTGGTCACGCGCGTAATCTTCCTGGGTGTAGAGCTCGGGGTCATCGGCGATATCGGTCGGGATATCAAAGCCCTGCTCCCTCAGCTCTGTAAGCGTTGTCTCTTCCCAGTACTCGAAGTAGTTACAGCGGTCGTCAATACGCCAGGAAAAGGCTCTCTGATCGACCTTAACGCGCTCTGGCGGTAGTACTCGGATAGTTAAATCCTTGCCCTCGCTAGTACGACGGATTACGACGTCGTAGAGCTTCGCCGGAGTCGTCATCGGCTGCCCAACTTCGTTAACGATCGGCTGACCCGTTGTCGGATCCATGACAGGATCAGGCGGTAAGTCAGGCGCCAGATAGGACTTAGAGTCAATCAACTGGCAGGTCGGATCCTGCAGGAGGTAGGCAATCCCTTCCTTCGTCTGCCCTTCGTACTTCTCGATCTCGACCGAACGCTTGAGGTCTTTATAGACTAGAAAGTAAGCATTCTTGGTGAGTAGTGCATCGGTACACCACTCTAGGAATAACTCGAACCACGGATGCTTGGTCGTGACGAGCCAGTTTAGATATGCGCTCTCCTGCTTAGCCGGCTCGACATCCGCCGCATTCATCGGCGTGAGCGCTACAACGTCATCCCCATTGGCGAAAATCCGGCAGAGGCTTGGGAGGATCCACTGGATCGTCTCGAATACCGAGCGGTCTATAACGTTCGACTGACCCTCAGGCGCAGGATCGACGTTCTTGCCTAAGTATAGATCGATATTGAGGGCGCGCTCAGCCGATAGGGCCGCCGTCAGATTCGAAAGATTTGAACCGTAAGCGCGGTTGTCGGCGTCATCAATCGCAGCAATGAGCGCCACTTGGTCCATAGGACGATTGGGCGTCTGAGGCGTCCCGCTATCATCAAAGCCCGGCGCGGCCGGAGTCGCTTGATCCATTAGCCGGGAATTGCCTCAAGCAAGAACGCTTCCATAACCAGGAAGTCCGTTGCAGTCGCTAATGTACCGGTCATCTGGAATGTCTTCGCGGTAGAAAAGTCAACGGCGTAGTACTCGTTAGTACCGGTGATTACGCCACTGCCGCCTGTCGTCAGGCCAAATTGATCCCCTATCTGGGCGGTCTGTACTCCACGGTTATAGAGCGTGTTAATCGACCGATAGCCATTGCTTGTCGTCAACGTGAATGACTTGATACTGGTGCCGCTAAAACCGAGTGCGAGTGTCTTTGTACCCGCCGTGCTATTGACGGCCCATTGATCGGAAATACGTAAGACGCCATTAGCGCCAAGAAGGCCGCCAGGCACTGTGATCTGTGGGCCTATCTGAGCGCTCGTGACGCCGGTATAAGCTCCTGGGCCTGTCGAGGTAAAGGCTGTGGGGCTACTGGGGATTGTAGGTTGACCGCTTGAATAGGTGTTGTTGAACACCGTACCCACGGTAGCGCTAGACATTTGGCAGAAATACCAGCCCGCACTAGATCCTGCTTGAATCGCGTTAGCCGGAAGATTGATATAACAGTTCGCGTAGGTAGTCGGGAGCGCTGTGCCGAGTGTGATAGCTCCGTTATTCGCCATCGTTCCTGTAGGCGCGATGATGAACGGAATCGCACATGCCGCGACCTTCTGGATTGAAGGCACACCCGAGACATTGACGATCGTCATACGAATCTCGCGTCAAACCAGCAGTCAGCGGAGCCAATCGTCTTGGTCGGGCCCGTGCTGGAATTGCACAGCACAATTCCGGTGTTCATACGTCGCCCGTATGCACCGAAGTCGACGCTAAAGTTGCTGGATGCTGGAACGGAGACAATAAAGTCGGGCACGGCGGTATCGGCCGGTAATGAAGCCGCGTCATGGATCTGGATAAACTGAGCGGATGTCTTCGAGTTGTATCCCGAAATGCCGTATAGCGTACCAGCGGAGGCCTTCATAACATGGCTCGCCTCGTATGCAGCGGATTCCAGCTTGCCGGCGACTGGAGGAGTTGCACCGTTATCGAATGCCACGAGCGTTCTCCTGCTTGGGGAGTGTCAGAGTCGGACGGTGCGCTTTCAGTTGCGCGATCTCATCCTCGAGCGCCTTTACGCGCGCCTCGAGTTCTTTCATCTTGGCGAACATCGCGGCACTCATGCGAGAGCCCTCTTGGGATAAGTGATAGGTTTCTTCCAGTTACTGCTCGATTCAGCAAAGATCTGCTCGGCGGACACACATACGAGTCCGAATGCATCGGCGGCATGACTAGACCAGTCGTGTTCCGGACCGAGACCAATCCCGCGCTCCTCATCCTTCTTCTCGTGATACCAACCGAGTGCCTCGAGACCGGCTTGCGTGTGCTCTTCATCGAACCACACAGAAGGGAAATAGCGGCGTGCAGCTTCAATGCGCTTCTTGGCCGCTCCTTTGCCCTGATTAGGAACAACGGTCACGTGATAGCCGGCCGCTTTGAGCGCCGACTCGTAGGAAACGTCGAATACTTTGTCATTGGCTTCACCGTCGTGCGGTAGCCAGACCTGTGCACGTTTTGGTGAGTATTCGCGCTCGCGCATCCAAGCTAGATGCGTTGCTAGTGGCTGACCGACTGCCTCGTAATAGTCGATCACACGGATTTCTTTCCCGATGAATTGGACGGCCCAGATCGACACCGCATCAGCCCGAGCTCCGGTACCGCCAATATCGAAGAACAGGCGCACCGTCATTAACGGATCTATCGAGACGCGCCCGATCCGACCTGCTTGACGCGCCTTATGGATACATAGCGCGTAGTACGCACCATCTAGGATAACGACGTAGCCGCCTTCCCAGATATGGTCGTATTGCTCAGGCTGCTGCCGTAAGCAATCCTGCCGTTCTTGCTCGAGATCCGCGGTGAACCATGGATTATGACGCCAGTTCGCGGCGATCACGGTAGCACCTGTGGGCCGCTCAGTGCCGCGCAACATCACATCAACTGGATCTACCTTACGGCGCGGGTTCCAGGAGAACCACCGCTCGGCGCCCTCTGCGCGAATCGTAGGGCGTAATAGGTTTAGCGAATGAAGTGTCGCAGTCTGAGCTTCTTCCCACCAAGCCCGCTTGAATCCCTCGAGCGACTTGATGCTATCGGCTGTGTAATCGTTCATCCCCTTGAAGATGATGATTCCATCACCCGGGGTTGCGATCACATCGCGATAGACCTTAAACCCATCTGGCTCGCCAAGTCCGCATGACTTTAGCTTCGACTCAATCAATAGCTTGGACGATTGCGCTAGATCCTTCTGCATCTCACGGATACAGACAGCCCGCATTCCCTCGCCGTAGTTACCTGGTTCGGCGAGGCAATCCTCGATAAGCAGCCCACCGAAAAAATGGCTCTTACCGCTTCCACGACCGCCCCACGTACCCTTATACCGAGCTGGAGCGAGTAACGGCTCGAAGACCTCAGCCGTCTCGATCTGGAGGGTTCGCACGGACCAAAACCCGCTCTACCTTCTGGTAACGAATCGGAGGAGAGTCAGCATCACCGCCGACTGCGACCTTCTCGCCGTATTTCTTCGGCTTGAGCTTCGCGGCGATCCATTTACGGCTATCGACGCGTAGACGCGATCGATTGATATGCTCGCCGTTAGCAACCCATCCTGGGTTGTCCTTCTCATTACGTTCCATCCAGTCATTAGAGGCATCGTCGGCGATCTCTAGGATTTCATCGGCCAACGTGTCAGCGCAGTCTTCCTTCGCGCGCGTGTACATGTCGGAGAATTCTTTGTGAGCAGCTAGCCACAAATAGACGCTCGACTTATTTGGCATATCCTCTGCCAGACAGATCGATTTAAGGGATTCTCCGTCTGCTATACGTGAGCAGATGCGGCTAACCAACTCGAGAGAATAATCGGACGGACGACCCAATCAGTTACCTATCTTGATCTACTCGCCAAGCTTCCTATTGGCCTTCCCGATGATGTGCTCTTCGACCGACTTCGAGATATGTCCGGCGTTGTACTGCTGGACAGCTCGAGCTTTCGCGTTCGCAGCATGACTTCGATCAGGGATCGGGTATGAACGATCAGGACCGGCAAACTCGCTCGAGGGCAGCGAATTACGTCGTTTCGATGAAAGCTTTGCCATACGAAGCGCCTATCTGGCAATAACGGTCAAGCTACGCGGAGAGTACCTTGATCGGCGGTGTTATGTTGCAAGTATCTTCTGCGCAGTTTGTGCGCAGGGTTTCCACGGTTACTCGTGGAACATCGGGCATACGTCCAAGTAGGTAGCAGTGCAGACCGTGCAGTTCGTTGTAATACGCGCGCTCATCCTTGAAGGTCCGCGGAAACCACTCCTTAAGCTCCATGATCTTGGACTTTGTCGGTAACCATCGATTGGGAATCACATAGCGGAAGTGAGCGAGTGCAAACCATTTCTCGTTGACCGACTGCATCCCGATTTCGAAGGCAAGACCCTCTCCGATAAAAACCTCGACAGTCCCGGGGGTCTGATTACGTCCTTCCCAAAGTGTGGTAATCGCGGCACGTCCGGAAAATCCGTCTTCGTGAAAGCCTTCGTTAGCGTACCAATAGCCACCAAAAGCGATACGTCGCTTCGTGGCTCCCCATACCTTTCCGGCTTCATCGATCCAGTCAATCATTCCGCGCTCCAGGTTTGCGTCTGTCGTTTCAAGTAGTGCGGCCAGTCCAGATCCTTGGTAAAGCTCTTATCCTCGAATAGCGTTCGGTCTGTCGGCTGGGCGGTATAGCGGCCGTTGTCGAGAGCGATTAGCGTGAATTCCTTGCCCTGGTCGGGGTGCGCTGACCACGAATCGCCTATTGGAACAATCGTGCAGAGGTATTTCCCTTGGTGTTCTGTGCGATCGCGGAGACGTACGAGAGCTCGCCGACCACGTAGGAATGGATACTCGAGTACAGAGAACTGGTGGCCGTAGCAGTCCCAGGTCTGACCTTGGTATGGAGCCCATTCGGTATCTGTCTGCCGAGTGGCGAGCTGATGTAGCGGCACATTGCGGTAGATCGCTCCGCATTCGAGCATCACGTGACAGCCCCAGGTGCGACCAGGATAGCTGGACAAGCCAAACCACGCGACGGGGATCCAGTCGTGATCCCCTATCGCGTTCGGCTCTACGAAGCAGTATTGGTGCGTCAGGAGTGAGCCTGAAGCCGTGCAGAGTGTCACGGCCACCCTCCTAGCAGCCGCACGATTGATGGGGGAAAAAACGCCTGAGCCACTTCGGCAATCCGCAGATCAGGCGACAGTAAAACCTTCGGGTGCACTCGGCGCCGGCGGGACGATGGTGAAGGTCGCTTCAGGCGATTCGGACGATGTGCCGTTCGCATTCACCGCGCGGGCGGCGACGAACCAGGCGCCGGCGCCCAGCTGCTCGTGCAGATCGGCGATCTTGCCGGTGTAGGTGTTCTTGGTCGTGTCGACCGTGACGTTGGCGAGCGGGACAGAGGCGGTAAGCGTGTACTGGCCACTGGCACGGCCGAAGTCGACATCGAAGCTTGTGACGTTGTCGGTCACGCCGTTCGAATCGGTGATCGTGAACGTTGTCGGATTGGTTACTACTTGGCTGGACATCATCATCTCCTTCAGGCTGTTTTGAGAACACAAGTAGTTTGGACGCGGCCTAACGAATGTCGTTTGTTGAGCTCGCGCCAGGCGGAATCGAAATCGGTTGCGCGGGGCGTATCGGTTTCGGCTAGGAAGGTATCCTGGGTCTGCTGATCCTTGCGGCGCCGCGGGTTACCAGCCTTAGTGACGGGCGTCTTCACCTCGAGCGTCTGCCAGCAGTGATCGTGATGGCGTTCACACCAGAACCTCAGCAGCAGATCGCAGGGGCGTCCGATGTGCCATACACGAACGCCAGCAGATCGCAGAGCGGCAACGATCGACTTCTGGCTCGCATCGGTCCGGGCATTGTAGCGATGGATGCTCACCAGCGCTCCTTCCTACGCATATCGTGCCGAGCCAGCAGTGAGCGGAATTCCTGAATCCCTTCCCGTAGTTTCATATTCACTGGCGCGTTCAATCGCTTCAGCCATCTGTGCCAGAGTGCGGGTGTAAAACGCACATGGTGTTGGCCGGTCGCTCTCACGCAGTCTTCCTGGGCTGTCCTACCAACATGCGCTCATGCTCCTCGCATAGCGTTCGTGCGCGCTCGTCGCTACTCTCAGTGCCCAAGTCGCGACTCGTACCAAATGGCGTCAACTCGTAACCGATCCAGTTATTCTCCGTAGCCTGCACGACGCAGTAGCGCCTATCAGCGGTATGTTGGACGGCGCCGTTAGGTTTATCCCACTTCATCGGTACGCCGCCTCTGGCAGATAGCGCGTTGATTCGTCGTGGCGATGTAATTTCAACTGGCGTGAATTCTTGTCGTAGTATAACTCCAACTCACCGATCCAGTTGATATCCCCGCGCTGCTTCCAGACTGTCAGCTTCGCGTCAAATTCCTTGTCGTGTTGCCTCTCTAGCGTTACGACGAGATCTGCTTGAGCCACAATGTCCTGAGCCCCTCGGATGTCATAGAGGTCCATTGCTCCACGGGAATTCGCTGTCTTTCGAGGGTGTGCAACAAGATGGATGTGAGCATTTGAAAGTCGGGCGAGTCTTCCAAGCATATTCCCCATTTCCCGCTGTCCGTCGTAATCGTCGGTGCGGATAGCGAGTCGCATGAGGGAGTCGATGACGACATGAGTCAGGCCATACCTCTCAGCAGCAAAGCGGATGATCCCCATCAGCAACGTGGGCTCGATCATCTCGGTTGAATCAAACACGTAGAGCCGCTCGTCCCACTGGTCCAGGCACCACTCGCGTTGGGACTTGGTCGGTGAACGTGTACCCGTGGCCGTGCACATGAACTCACGCCACACATCGTCCGGCCGTTCTTCCAAGCTCACGAATAGTGCCCTATGATGGTTCAGCAGGGCGTGCAGCATGAGCTGGCGCAGAAACGCCGTCTTACCGCTGAAGGTTGGGCCCGACCACACGGTGACCTTGCCCGGCATGAATCGGACGTAATCGTTCACGCCCGCCCAGGGAAGAGTTAGCCCATCCGACAGTGGCGGCCGGAACTGCTCGATCAGCGCCTGTGCGATCTCATGCCGCGACGACATGATCCGCGAGTCCCCTTGCTGGCGACCGAGCTCTAGGAGCCAGTCGTGATCGTCCCGCGTCACTGCGATCGTGTTGCCGATTTCCCTCACTGCAGCACTACCTGGCGCCCCTGACCCCGGAAGTAGGTCGCGAAGAAGCTCGGGCCCGCCGCCGCAAGCATCTGCGCTACCCCGATCGCGTGCTCCGACGAGGCGGCAATCAGCACCACCTCGAGACCGGCCGCGTAGATGCATTCCTCCGCGATCGGCATCGAGACGGCATACGCCCCGCTCGCTTCCAGGTTCACCCGCTGGCGCCAGTCGTCCGTCACGAACAGCGCCCCCTTCGGACGCTGTCCCCGACGCCGGAGGCGACCGAGAGCGGACCAGCTACACGCGCAAGACTGGTAGGCCACGTCTGGCTTCCTCCTGCGGTTTGCCACCCTTGGGCGCGAAGATCCCTTCCCAGCCGGCGTTGATCGAGGTGTCGATCATTTCGCGCTGAGTCGCCGTGTCGTAGCGTGCGAGGAGCTTGAGCTGCTTGTTCAGCGCCCTGGGGCTCATCGTCAGGCGTTTCTCACGGCGATGCGCTAGCCATTCCTCCCACGCTTCCTTCGGGAGGCTTTCGTGCAAAACCACTTCCGCCGCGATAGCGGCCTTCTTGTTCTTTTCTGATTCTGTATTCTGATTCTGAGGACTGTGACCGATCCGTGACTCATCCGTGCTGTCACGCGTGACATGTGCGTGACGCTCCCTTTGTCGTCGTTTTCTATCAGCGGCGGTGGGGTCTCGGTCGGAGACGAACTGACGCTTAGCCCAGTTGACTGGCTGCCAATCCCCGTCGATAAGCCGGGCCGAGCAAAGACGGGTTTTGGCCTCATCGAATGCCATGGCCTCAAGGCCAAGAGCGCGACGGAGCATCGCGACTCGCTGCTGTGGATCCCCGTACTCGCGATCGAGTAAACCGGAGCACTTCAGGCAGAGCACCATGACGAAATGGCGCTGATCATCGAAGGCGAGCGACTGTACAACCGGATCAGTGGCAAATTCAGCGTACATACGGAACCATTGATAGCTCACGATGCACGCAATCCTCGCTCGCGCTCCATCTGCTCGACCTGCTGTGGTGAGCGCTGCGCAATCAACTGCGCCATGATTGCGAAAACCTCGCGCTGGCGAAATCGGTCGTTTTCACGCATGGCCTGCTGGCGCGTTTCTTCGATCTGCGCCTCGAGTTCGGCATCGGTCATTGGGTAGCCAGCCTCCACGCCCAGCGCACAAGCTCAATCAGCTCGTAGATCCCGACCCAACCCAACACGGCTAGTAGTAAGGTCGCCCAGAAAGCCTGGAGCGGCGGCAAACGTTCCTGCCGCTTCGTATGCAAGGTCAATTCAGGCATGACAGCCTCCACCTGCAGCGCAACAAGGAATGAAAGATGCTGCGGGACTGCGGGGTTGCGTGTTGATTTCGTGACGCGCGGTCAAAAAAACGCTGCCCCGTGGTCTAAGCTGTGCAACTAAGGAGACCGACATGACAGCTAAAGCGCTCGAAGCGCTGATACCGATGGGAGGTGTATTCGCCTGGTGCTGCTGGCGCGTGTGGCGCCGAGTCAGGCAATACGGGGCCGAGCACTGGCGACGATGAATCGTTAGGAAACCTAACTTCTCATCGTGCTTACTGCGGGAACTCGCCGGATATCTCAGAAGAAATCTAGAGAATTCCGGCCTACGCGTGAAACTGTGAAACGCTACGCACTGTAGCGTTTTTCCCTTGTGACACCCCTGTCGTTGCGTTGCGACGTTCGCCCTAGGGGTGTACGGTGTTCGCCCTGCATGCTGCCCAAAAACAGCGCAAAACGAGGGCGCTAGACCCATTAAGTGAACAAACTGTATGGCTATTGTCGAATCTCGGGACATTCCGTAAAGCCTTAGATCATGTTGTTCTGAAGTTAAGTTGAACCAAGAGCCCCAAAAAAACCTGCACGGGGCAGGCTAAAGAACAACACGAGACTTAGGCTTGGAGCTGTCGGACACCGGCAATTTCGTTACGCACCGAGAGGTCAGAGACTTCGTATGCGGCTAGATCCACGGGGAGGTCCCCGTTGGTCACGGCCTGTAGACGGAGGGCCTGCTTCAACGGTACGAGCTCCGGCCACTGGTTTACCGCGCTACGGGTGATCCCGAGCGCGCGTGCGACCTTGACTGGAGAATTATCGAAATGCGCGATTACGGCAGCCTTCTGCATGGCGCTAAAAGTACAGCATGTTAAACCCCGAGGTCAAGGATGCTGTACCAGCCGTTTCCTATGCTGGCCTCATGGAAACGATGGGCGATAGACTAAAACGCTTACGCGTGGCCCGGGGACTCACCCAGCCAGAGTTTGCGAAGCAGGTGGGGGTTACCAAGAGCGCCGTCTCTCAATGGGAGGACGGCAGCACCAAAAATCTTAAGCTCGAGGTACTCGCCCGCGTTTTGGACGTTTTGAATACGGATCTGCAATACCTTGTCTGGGGGGAAGATCGGGCGCCAGCCGGCGCCGCCCCAGCCAATAGGGCTTTCCGCCGTCGCGCCGGCGGGGGAACCTGATCCAGGTCACATTCTCGACACTGAACGTCTCCACTCTCGCTCCCATACAAGCCCTCTCGAGTGACCTAATTCCTGGCTTCTAGCTTTGCGACCTTTGTGCCGTAAAGCCCATCGTCGCGCTTTTTTGGTACAGCATGCTTGACCATGCGTTTAGCTTGCTGTACTGTCTCTCCCATCGCGCACTGGAGCGCTGGGAGCCGAGATGTTCACCGCAACAGACCTTCTGTACGTCGCTGGCATCTGCCTGGTGGCAGGGGCGGCCGTAGGGATCTTCTCCCTTTCGTTCTACGAGTGGCTCACGGAGAAGGCGTCGTGAAGCTCACCACCGAATTGGCTGCGCTCTACCGCCAACAGCTCTGCCAATACGACGAACTGAAAGACCTGCGCGAGAAGGTCCGTGCCGCTGAGCAGCGCTATACCGCAATCGGCGATGAGATCGGCCGTGAACTCGCCAAACAGATTCTCCCATCCGCCGCTGCCCTATCCGGCGCGGATAGCGCGCCCGCGCCTCAAGTACGTGAGGTCGCGGGCGGCTTCAAACTCACTGCTTTCACTCCACGCGGTGTCTCGATGTTGGACGCCATGGATCGCGTGTTGGCTCGGCTGCCCCATGGAGATTCGTTATGAGCCCCGAAGAGATGGCCAAGAAGGTGGCGGAAGCCATCGCCAACATCGGCAACCCGAATATGCCGCGCAAGATGTATCAGCCGCCAAGGCTCTCTGAACACGACGTGATCGCTCAGCACCAACAGGCCCAGGCGCAGAGGCTGAAATGAAATGGCCAACCCCTGCCCCATCGATACGGGTTCAACTGAACATCCTGAGCTGGATCGATCCACGCACGTGGAGGTCAGCCTTCCGACTGCGCCGCAGACGGGAGCAGACGAAGTATATGGCCCCACCCTATCGGTGGCAGTGACATATCCCGATTGGCGCATCGAAGAACTAGCCCTCAAGTACGCGGATGACGACTACGAGGACCGACATGAACGCAGTTTCTATCACCCCTACGGTTGAGCCGCGCAATCTGCCGGCTGTGACGCCGATGCAGATGCTCCAGGTTGCCGTCGAGCGCGGCGACGATCTGGAGAAGCTCCGCCAACTCATGGACCTGCAGGACCGCTGGGAAGCAGCTCAGGCGCGCAAGGCATACGTTGCGGCGATCGCGGCCTTCAAGGCTGAGCCGATGCGGATCCTGAAGTCCAAGCAGGTCAACATCCCTGGGGGGGCGAAGTTCGCCCACGCCACCTTGGCCGATGTGTGCGATGGCGTAGTGGCCGCGCTGAGCAAGCACGGTCTCTCCCATAAATGGGAGTTGCAGCAGGACGGCGACCGGATCACGGTGACTTGCATCTTGACGCACGAGGCTGGGCATAGTGAGCGCACGATGCTATCGGGCCTGCCGGATGACTCTGGCAAGAAGAACGGCATTCAGCAGATCGCCTCGACAGTCACCTACCTGCAGCGATACACCTTGATGGCGGCGGTTGGTCTCGCGGCTAAAGACATGGACGACGACGGACGCGGCGCCGGTCCTGCGAAGCCGAAGATCACAGAGGAACAGGTTGCGAATCTCAAGGCGCTACTGACCGAGGTTGGCGCTAATGAGATCAACTTCCTCAAATGGCTCAAAGTGGACTCGCTCTCTGACATCCTCGCAACCCACTACGACGCCTGCGTGAAGGCTATCGAGGCGAAGCGC